AATAGATTTGTAAAAGAGTTTCAACTCAAACAACAAATCAAAAAACAATTTGAACATTATTTGGCACCTGCTATGGTTAAAAAATTACAAAAGAATCCAGAGTTACTAAAACTTGGTGGCGACACAAGAGAATTAACAATATTGTTTAGTGACATAAGAGGATTTACTCCAATTAGTGAACAGTACAAAACAGATCCACAAGGACTAACAAAACTTATTAATCGTTATATGACTCCTATGACAGACATTGTTATGAAAAATGACGGAACTGTTGACAAATATATTGGTGATGCTTTGATGGCATTTTGGAACGCACCGTTAGACGTTCCTCAACAAAAACAACTAGCAATTAAAACTGCCAATGAAATGTTTGTAGCATTATCAAAACTTAATAAGGAATTGGAAAGTGAAGGGCTCTTACCAATTAAAATTGGTATTGGTATTAATACTGGTAGTGTTGTTGTTGGTAATATGGGTTCAAACCAAAGATTTGACTATTCTGTTCTTGGCGATGCAGTTAATTTAGCGGCACGTTTAGAAGGACAGAGTAAAGAATATGGATTAACATTGTTAGTGGGAGAAACATCAGTATCAGATTCATATAAATTTATTGAGTTAGATATGATAGCAGTTAAAGGTAAAACTGAACCAGCAACTATATACACAGTATTATTTGAAAGTGTTGATAGTGAATTTTTTAATAAACACAATGATTTTTTAAAGTTTTATAGAAATGCACAATGGATAAATGCTAGACAACAAATTGAACAAATTACAACTCAATATCCTCAAATATTGGATAAGTACTATAATGTAATGCTTCAAAGAATAATTAATATGGAGCAACAAAAAATTAAAACTTGGAATGGAGTATACGTAGCAACTACAAAATAATTGCGTATTTAAAAGATGGACTTTTGGACAGTTATTGCTGATTTAGGGTTGCCTATAGCGGCCGCAGTAGCATCTGGCGTTTTTATAATGATTGTTATAAATTACATTTTAAGTAGTATTGTGTCGTCGATTAAATTCATTGAAACAGTTGCAGAACAACTAGATAATAGAATAAAAACAATGAACAATGACATACTTAAAATTGACAATGAAGTTTCAGAACAACTTGGCCTACCAGTAGACACAGACAGAATTGCTCGAGCAGATGGCAAGGAAGATGCTAGAAAAGATTAAAAATGAATATTGTAGAATTAATTAACTATTATGGATTTCCAATTGTAGCAGTATTCTTTTTGGCTTATTTTATATTTTATTTGTACAAGTATATTGTGAATGAAATCAAACCAAAATTAGGATCTGCATCAGGAACATTAATCAAATTAATTGACAGAGTAAGAATGCTTGATAATGATTTAATTAGATTAAGAACTAAAGTAAAAACACTTAAAAATATTAAAGAAAAAAGTAAATAAATAACATTAATACAATAATTAACAAAAAGGACAATAAATGTCAAAGTTGATAGGAATAATTGGTGCTGGAAAAATTGGTAAAACAATTTATCAATATTTATGTGACCATGGATTTGATGTTGAAATAACAGATGTAGTAAAAACAGATATTGACAACACAGTGTTAGATGCATCAAATCAAACAGAATTAAAAAGTTTTGTAGAAAAAAAAGATATTATTATTTCAGCAACACTGTATCATTTGAATATAGGTATTGCTGATATGTGTGCTATTTGTGATACAGCATATTTTGATCTAACTGAAGACACAGAAGTTTCAGAACACATTAGAAAATTAAACACCAAAACTTTTATGATGCCACAGTGTGGATTGGCTCCGGGTGCAGTTAATATTATTGCATCAGATCTAATTAAAAAATTTGACACTGTTGACAAAGTAAAAATGCGAGTAGGTGCATTACCAAAATATCCAACAAATGCTATGGCATATTATTTGACATGGTCAACTGATGGATTAATCAATGAGTATGTGAATGACTGTGATGTCTTATCAAACCACAAGCATATTAAAACTCAGCCATTAGATGGATTAGAACAAATTTATATTGATGGTGACAGGTATGAAGCATTTAATACTTCAGGTGGTTCAGCATCAATGTGTGTAACATTTGCTGACAAAGTAAAATCTTTAAGTTATAAAACTATTAGGTACCCAGGTCATCAGGCATCGATGAAGTTTTTATTAGATGATTTAAATTTAAGACACAACAAGAAAAAATTTGTAGATCTGTTTGATCAAGAAGTTCCTTATACAACCTCAGATGTTGTTGTCATGTTAATATCAGTAATTGGATACAAAGACGGCAAACTTTTAGAAAAGACTTGGTCAAAAAAAATATATGGTGAAGATGGACACAGTGCTATACAAAGAACAACAGCATCAGGAGTATGTTCAGTTGTCACTGCCTATGCAAATAATGAACTTGTAGGTGAAGGTTTTATATCACAAGAAAGTATTGACTACAAAATATTTACAAACAATAAATTTGGAAAGGTATATCTGTGAACGTAAAAGATTATACAAGCACAATTGAAAAATCAATTGCATCTCAAAAACAATGGAAAACAGTTCCTGCTCCAAGTCGTGGAGAACTAATAAGAAAATTTGGTAATAAATTAAGAGAAAGACTTGACGAAGTAGGAAAAGGCATCACACTTGAAAGTAGAAAAATTTTTATTGAAGGTGTTGGTGAAGCACAAGAAGTCATAGACATGTGTGATTTTGCAGTTGGTCTATCAAGACAACTGTACGGTAAAACAATGCCATCAGAAAGAAACGAACACAAACTGCAAGAAGTATGGAACCCAATTGGAGTAGTTGGTGTGATCACTGCTTTTAATTTTCCAGTAGCAGTATGGGGCTGGAATCTTTGTTTGGCAATTGTCTGTGGTAACAGTGTTGTATGGAAACCTTCTCCAAAAACAATGAAAGTTTCTGTGCTGTGTAAATCAATTTGGGACAGTGTTTGTGATGAACAGTATCAAAAAGATTTAATGCAGATCATATCAGGTCATGACGTAGAAGCAAAATGGATGGCACAAGATAAAAGAATTAATTTGTTAAGTGCTACTGGTTCAACACAAATGGGTAAAACTTTAGCACCGTTGGTAGCAGAAAGAATGGGCAAAGGTTTATATGAACTTGGTGGTAACAATGCAATGATAGTGTCTGAACATGCAAATTTAGATTTGGCAGTTAGAGCTATTGTGTTCAGTGCTGTAGGTACATGTGGTCAAAGATGTACTACATTAAGAAGATTAATTGTGCATTGGTCTAAATATGATGAACTGTTAGAACGATTAAAAAAATCATATGCAAGTTTACCAATTGGTGATCCTTTAGATAAAAAGAATTTAGTAGGTCCTTTGATAAACAAAGAGTCTTTGAAAACTATGCAGACAGTTTTAAAAGAGTGTAAAGAAAAAAATTACACAGTGTATGGCGGAGAACCATTACCTGCGTTAGGTGATTCATTTGTGAACCCAGCAATAGTTGAAGCCACAGAACAATGTGATATTATAAAAACTGAGACTTTTGCACCAATATTGTATGTTATGAAATATAACACTTTAGAAGAAGCAATTGAAATACAAAACAGTGTGCCACAAGGTTTAAGTTCTTGTATATTCACTGACAGTGTGCAAGAAGCAGAAACGTTTACATCAGCAACTGGTTCTGATTGTGGTATTGTTAATGTCAACATTGGCCCAAGTGGTGCTGAGATTGGCGGAGCCTTTGGTGGTGAAAAAGACACAGGTGGTGGTCGTGAGTCTGGATCAGATGCTTGGAAACAATATATGCGTAGAAGCACAGTCACAATTAACTATGGAAAGTCATTGCCGTTAGCACAAGGTATTAAGTTTGATGTCTAGAGTTTGGCCAAAAGGTTTTTATCAAGACCCAGATATATATTTTGACATAAAAAAATTACAATCAGCATTAGCAGAAGTAGATTCAAGAGTGGCAAGACAATCACCTCTAGGTGAAAGAGATATCAATGCAATCTGTTTAACACAAATACCAGGTGATTCAAATTCAATCACAGGAGGTAATGTTAGAGGATTATTTTGGACCAAGCCAGACAGTACTTATAAAGAAGTACAACGTGAAGAATCTATTGATGAAACAAAGTATTCTCAATTTGTTGAATTATTTCAAGACACATACTTTAAAGAAGTATATGATACTTTGTGTAAGAAATATCAAATTGGTAGAATTAGATTGTTATGGAAATTACCAAGAACCACATTAAGTTGGCATAGAGATCCAGAGCCTAGAATACATATACCCATAGTTACAAACTATGGAGCAAGAATGTGTGTTGACAAAGTAGTTCATCACATGCCAGCAGATGGTCATGTTTGGGTAACTGACAACACAAAATATCATAATGCATTTAATGGTGGAGAAGAAGATAGAGTACACTTGGTTGCTACCGTTTTAAATTTTGATATGAATTTGTTTTAGTATAAATAATATTAGTAGCCATCTTAGAAGAGAGGCTTTGATTAATCCAAAAAAATAGTTGATTTTCCACATTTATACATTGATATACAGTTTTTACTTGACTTATAAGTACTATGTGTTATACTGTTAAACAGTTAGGCGGGCGTAGCTCAGTGGTAGAGCGATTCGTTGCCAACGAATAGGTCGTCGGTTCGACCCCGATCGCCCGCTCCAAAAAAGGAAAAATAATGGAACAACAAATAAAAAAATTTTATGAAATGATTTCAAAGGAAGTTTATTCAGAAGAAGATTCTCCTTTGCATATGAAAATCATAAAGCAAGTATCAAAAGATTTATTTCAAAGACCAGATGGTCCAAAAAAAGGACAAACACTAGTAGATATGGGAAGTGGTTCTGGCTTCATGCTAGATCAATTAGTAGAACTTGGATTAGACAAAAAAGATTTAATTGCAGTTACATATAGTGAAAATGATTTTAACACAGTAAAAAGTAAAGGATACACTGCTCATAATTGTGATATGAGTTTTACAAATTTTGAAAGCAACAGTATTGATTGGATGATTGTGAGACACTGTTTAGAGCATTCAGTTTGGCCATATTTGACTCTGTTAGAATTTAATAGAATTATGAAAATGGACAGCAGAGTTTATATTGAAATGCCCACTCCAGAATTAACAGATCGTAACTTAGAACATTGGCCTAATCATTACTCGGTGATGGGCAAAAAACAATGGGGATCGTTAATGCTTAGAGCTGGTTTTGATTATATCAGCAACACATATGATTTAAAACTTAAAAACCAAGAACAACCAGACAAAGAAATAAAAGAACCATACGATTGGTATATTATGACTAAAATTTTAGATAGATCAGATTATGAACCTGCTGACACTGATTTTATGAAAAAAGTAAACAGTATTATTTTAGAAAGACAAAAAAATGACAATGCATCTGGAACAAGGGCTGACAACTCTTAATCTCAAAAAGCCAAAAAGCAAAAGAAACAAACTTTCTGATAATCAAATCAAAAAGTATGAAAAAATGATGCGTGAGCACAACAAGTATATGAGACAGATAAAATGTAGTCATATGCAAATGAGCTTAAAAGAATACATAGACTATTGTTTTGGTTGTTACAAAGCCAAAGCAACCCCTAAAAAGCCAATCTATGTTGCAGAATCAACAGAAGCACTGCCTAATCCTAAAATATCAGTCACAACACAATTACCAGAACCCAAAGCCAAATACTATAGAAGTTCAAGATCATCATGGAAAGAAGTACAAGAACGTCTTGCAATCAGTAAGCAGTATTCTATTGCACCAGCATACAATAAAGGCCCGTACATGGTAGTGGCAAGAGAAGATCTAAAAACAGCAGGTAAAAAAGTATGATAAATCCAAAGCCGGTTTTATTTCTGATGTTATTATGGATCTCAGCTCTGTTGTTGTTGAATATTTAAAATAAATCATAAATATCTATAAATAATATCATTGATATTGTTAACAAAGGTATATAAAAAAATGACAACAAATACAAATAATGTAGAACAAGAATTTTACCATGCAGTAATGGCCACAGAAACACAAATTACTGCATTTTTGAAAAATGGTATAAAACTAATTGGTAAGATTACAAAGCAAGATGAATCTTGCTTTCTTTTAGAAAAAGACAGCCATACTCAATTAGTTTATAAAGATGCTGTTTCAACTATTTTTCCAAAAGTCATTGAAAACCAAAAAAATCCAAAATCATAAAAGCTAAATATAATTGTAATGCTGAAGTTCCCAGTAACCTATGAACAGATGCTTCAGATACGAGTGGACCCCAGACCTGGGTTATTGTCGTTGCTCCACTGTAGGTCAGCAATCTGGGGTTAACTTTTAATTATTATAATAATGAAAAACATAAGGAGTCAATATGACAGAACAAAGTACAATAGTAAAAGAATTTGAATCTCATGTGGAATCATTTAATGAGAACTATACAAAGTTTTCAAATGATAATGTTAAAGCGGCTGGCACAAGAGCCAGAAAAGCATTAGCAGAAATTTCTAAACTTTGCAAAGAAATTAGAAAACAAATTCAAGAACAAAAGAATGCAGGATAAACAATATCTCACAGACTGCCACATTGAAACAACAGTGTGGAGATCAAAAAGACTGAACCAATTGAATGATGAATTGGTTGTAGCACGTGGTACGGATAAAGGAATCAGTGGCCATTTCATGGCCTGGGAAATCAAAGAAAATAGATCAGGAGAATCGATTTCATGGAATGGCACTGTTTCGTGGTACCCACGTATGTTTTGGGCAGAACAAGATATAAAAAACTCAATACAAATCATAGGTCATCATGAATTTTTAACTGAAAGAGTTCCTGCTCAAAAAACACACAATCATATCATAGGTAAAACTGTGATTGAACACAATGGTGATTACTATGTTAAATTAAGACCTTTCACTGAACAAAAAGATAAAATGATTTATACACCTATCTTGGAAACAGACATGCCAGATTCGTATTCAGCCGCTGTGAAATATGTACAGTGGTTCAACGAAAATAATAGACAGATAGTCAAATATGGCAAACTGTGTAGCCAATCCAAAAAAGCCAAAAAACGTAGGTCTAGGAGACTTACACAGCGAAAACTTCAAGAATTTAGTTGACATTTTCTTTATCATAGTACATAATTACAACAATTATAAGGATTAAATAATTTTATGAGTTTATTTACTTTAACAGAATCTGCAAAAGAACAGATGCAGAAACTATGCGAAGAAAATGAAGTTCAAGCAGTGAGATTAAATGTCAAAGGCGGAGGCTGTGCTGGTTTTCAATACAAGTGGGGTTTTGCTAATGACATATCTACTGATGACGAAGTAGTTGATTTAGAAAACAATACAAAGTTTGTAGTTGACAAAATGAGTGTTATGTTTGTAGCAGGCACAACTATAGATTATGTAAAGGAGGTTTGGGGATCAAGTTTTCAAATTAAAAATCCAAATGCAACTTCGTCATGTGGTTGCGGAGAATCTTTTGCAGTATAAATTATGATTGATTACACAGCATATGAAGTCACAGAGCTCAACAAAAAACTGATTGACTTAAACAAAAAAATAGCATTTGCTACACGAACACATTCACAAGTTGCTTTACCTCAATTAAAAACACACAGACAATTAATTATACAAGAGTTGCAGTCAAGAATAGAACGCAAGAAAAATGATATGTATAACAAGTTTTGGCCAACTGACAGTAAGATAATTGGCGAGGATTAAAATATACACAATGTCAGAAACTGAGAACGTAGGTACTTTGGGTGACGGAACGGGTAAACGCAGAGTGTTTACACACGACCAATTAAAAAAACGTTGTAATAGATTTTTAACCAAACTTTCAGTAAATCATTCACCAAAAGAATTAGCAGACTTTTTGTTTGAAGCACTACACACTATAAATTCCAAAGGAAATGTAGACAGAGTAGATGTTGAACTTGAAAACTGTTATAAAAAGTGGATAGAAAATAAAGAAAAAAAATCATAGACATTTGAAACAAAATTCTGTATTATAGCAGATAATGAGACTTGATAATTTAAAAAGATGTATTTTAGATGAGCATGATGGATTGGAACTGTTGTATCAAAACAAACCAATTGAAGATGCATCATTTGAAAAATCAGTTGTAGAACAGTACAACAATTCAGTTACAACAAATAGATTATCATTATCTGAATTAAAAAATTATGTTGATATAAGTCAAGAAGAGTTTGATACAGTTAATCAACAAACTTGGTACATGACACAAGAATACAAAGACCTTGATATCAAACAGTATTTGTTAAACAAAACCAGCAATGAAATTCAAACAACTCGAGTCATGCATGAGTACAAGATGTTTGAAGAACGTGGTATGTTAGATGTGTTGCGTTTTATGGTTTATTTGATAGACACAATGAGAAAAAATAACATAGTATGGGGTGTAGGTAGAGGATCCAGTGTTTCTAGTTATATTTTATACTTAATTGGAGTACATAAAGTAGATTCAATTAAATTTGAGCTTGACATTGAAGAATTTTTGCGATAAATACAATTATATACTACTTTATTAAAAAAGGAGAACAAAATGGTACAAAAAAGAACAAACAGAGGAACTATGATTGACATGGATGCTCTGATGTTGAAAAACGAAGAAGAAATTGCTCTTGGTAACATGAAAGTAAATGCTCGTGGTGATAAACTTGGTCCTAATGGCAAAGTTGTCAAAAGAAAAGAAGAAGTTGGAAGAGAATACTACAATGCAAATCCAAAAGCAGTTGTAAAAACAGTATCTATAAAAGATAATGTTGATACAGGTGTAACTGAAATGAAAGCAGAAGAACCAAAGGCTTCTTCAACTGTTGTTAGAAAAACTAAAGTCAAAAAGACTAAAGAAGTTGAACTACCAAACGGTGATATTGAAATCCAAGAAGTGGAAGAATAGTAAATGGCATCATTACAGTGTATCAAAGGTCCTATAAAACCTTTAAGTGACAGAATACTAGTAAGAAACATGCAAAAAGGTATACAAAAAACTGCTGGAGGTATTTTGTTACCAGATGATGATGCCACAGAACGTGGTATTCATCCACGTTGGGCTCGTGTGTATGCTGTGGGTTCTAAAATTGACTATGTAAAAGTTGGACAATGGGTGCTGATGGAACATGGTCGTTGGAGTGAAGGCTTCAATTTAGAAGAAAATGGCGAAATATTTGATCTTCGATTAGCAGAAGGTAAAAGTATTCTCATGGTTTCAGATGACGAACCTAGAGACACAAACGTAGGCAGTACAACATATTAAATTTATGCAACAAAACAAATTCAAAAACGAGTTAGTATTAGATACTGACAAACTATCACAAAGAGATCATTATATTGGAGAATCATCTGGCACCAGCGTAGAAGGTGGAGCCTTGAATGCCAATTACAGAGAAGTGGATGCAGTTGCTCATCTTAGTAACAAACTAGGACAGATGGGATACATCTATGGAAAAGATTGGTATTGGGAAGATTCTGGATGTGAAGAATTAACAATTACATATAATGACAAAAAAATTCCAACTATCTTAAAACTTTATATTTGACAAATTCTAAAAAATCGTATAATATAAAAACATGATCAAAGCAGTGATGATTACTGTGTTCTTATGTTTTGTATACACACTATATTGGAACAACGTTGACACTGTAATAAACTTTATGAGTAAAATTTACACGTGAGGCAAAATGAAATATAGAAGACTTGTAAAAACTTGTACTTGGCAACTTTTAGGACTAGGTTGGTTTATGAGTTATGCTTTAGTTACAGGAGGAGACCTTTGGTATACATTTGGTCTTTCACTAGCAAGTATTCCAGCAGGTAGTGTGATGTTTTACGGACACGAATGGATATGGGATAAGATAAAATGAAAGAATTATGGGTAGAAAAGTATAGACCTAAAAAAGTAACTGATTACGTTTTTAGAGATGAAGCACAAAAAAGTCAAGTTATGTCTTGGCTTGAATCAAAAGCAATACCACATTTACTTTTTAGCGGATCACCGGGAACAGGAAAAACTACTTTAGCAAAACTATTATTACATGAACTAGAAGTTGACTGGGGTGATGTATTGCAAATTAATGCATCAAGTGAAAACTCTGTAGATGTTATACGAGATAAGATTACAAACTTTTCACAAACAATGCCTTTTGGTGATTTCAAATACATTATACTTGATGAGGCAGATTACATATCACCAAATGGTCAAGCGGCATTGCGTGGTGTAATGGAGCAGTATGCATCAACTTGTAGATTTTTATTAACTTGTAATTATGAACGTAGAATTATTCCTGCAATACATTCTAGATGTCAAGGTTTTAAAATTCTCAAATTAGATGAAACAATGTTCACAGTGAGAGTTGGTGAAATATTAACACAAGAACAAATTAAGTTTGGAGTTGAAGTATTACAAACTTATGTCAAAGCAACTTACCCAGATTTAAGAAAATGTATTAATACATGTCAAATGAATTCACAGACAGGTGAATTAACTGTGCCTCAAAGTGGTGACACACAAGAAGGTGAAGTTGAAGTGACTTATGTGGCCATGTTCCAAAATGGAGATATTAAAAGTGCAAGAGAGTTTATAATCAACAATGCTGATCCGGAACAGTATGAAAAAGTTTATAGAAAATTATATGAAAATCTTGAATGGTTTGGTGAAGATGATTTATCAAAAGGTAAAGCATTATTATCAATTAGAAATGGTCTAGTAAATCATTCTATAGTTGTTGACCCTGAAATCAATTTAGCGGCCACAATGGTTGAACTTGAAAGAATTAGAAATAAAAAGTGAAAAAAAGATTATCAAGAACAATGTTTTGGAAAAAGTTAAAAGGAACAAATAAAAAGCCAATAAACAAAAATGATGTTGAAAGACTTATTGCTGGGTTACAACAAGAAATTATTCTTGATGATCGTGACCATGAAACATTTAAAGCAATTGAAAAAGGTGAAATAGACTGGGCAGGAGAAAAACAGTGAGTATAAATTTAACAGAATCTAACAAAGACTATGCAGTATTCTTACCAGCAATCAGTTTCATCTATGCAGACTTGTTGAGTAAAAATGCAGAAGAAAAATGGGGAGACCGAGTTCCAAAAGGTTTGCCTAAAGGTTTAGACAGTTTGAAATATTTGTATGATGACAAAGGAATGTTCAACTACAAATGGAGTTTGTATTCGGCAGGACATGCCAAATTAGATATTGAAAAGTCAAAGGTACAAGAAGCATTTGTGCAAGACAGACCCAGAGACAAAACTGTGATACTGGGTGACAGTGGAGGATTTCAGGTAGCAAAAGGTATTCTTAAATTTGATTGGGATAATTTTTTTACACCAGGACACAAAAACGATGAAATAAGAATGCAGATTCTTAGATGGTTAGAACACACTGCTGATTGGAGTATGTGTTTGGATATACCAAGTTTTTCAGTTAACTTGGGTATTGGTGTTAACACTGTGAAAGATTGTATGGCATACACAGCCTACAACAACGAATGGTTTGTTAACAACAGAGTTCCGGGTGCTACAAAGTTTTTAAATGTGATTCAAGGCAATGACATAGCAAGTGCAGACGAATGGTTTGACACAATGGCACCATTTAGTGATCCAAAAGTGTATGGCGACAGAGCATTTGAAGGTTGGGCTATGGGCGGTGAACACATGAGATGGTGGAAACTGATCTTGTATAGAATGATCAAAATGAGAGATGGTGGTTGGTTTAATGGCAAAGATTGGATTCATTTCTTAGGTACGTCAGCACTGGAGCCAGCAGTGATGTTGACAGCAATCAAAAGAGAACTTGTTAAAATCAATCCAAACATAGAAGTGTCATTTGATTCAGCATCAGCATTTGTCAGTGTAGCAAGAGGACTTGTTTACACAGTTAATGAATTTGATATGATGAGAAAGAATCCACGTTTTGGATTTACAATGGACAAAGCCAAAGACAACAAAAAATATGCAGGCAATTTTGATAGAAAGTATGCTGATATTATTCCAGGTGAATATGAAACTTATGTAAACAACTCACCAGTAATGGATTGTTACATGGAAGGTGATATCTGTTGTAGAGGTGAAGATTTTGAATCAAAAACAAGTTGGGACAGTTTGAGTTATGTGTTGTTGATGGCTCATAATGTGTATCAACAGATTGAAGCAGTGCAAGAAGCCAATCGTAGAACAGATTCTAAAGATGTTAAAAGTATTCCAGAAAATGTTTTGGAGTTTGTGGATCTTACTAAAGAAGTATTCCAGTCTGAAAAACCTTTTGAATTAATTGAAAAACACAGTTCATTGTTAAACGGATTAAGCAAAGCAAAATTTTCAGGAGCACCTAAAACAACCACATTTGACAGTCTAGTTGAATCAGTGCCAGCTCTGGTACAAAAAGAAAAGAAAGTAGTACAAGAAACAGTGTCTAATTTTGATTCAATATTTGACATTGAATAATATGGACGAGTTTACAGGCTACATTAAAATATATCAAGTTAAAAACAACAAAGTCAGTTGGAAATATCATGGTAAAATCACCAAAAAACAATCCTGGGACATATTCAACAAGATAAAAGAAGATTATGATTGTATAGTTTTCTATGACATATCCAAAGAAGAATACTTGAAAAAACAAGGTTGACATATTTGAAAAATATGTTATAGTTATAGTATATATTTCAACCAATCCAGTATTGTACTGGTAAAGAAGGAGAAACAAATGCAACAACAAAGATTGGCAAAAAAACTTGTCGATATATTGCCAGAAATCAAAAACAATCTTCAACAAGAGTTTGGTATAACTGAACAACATCTAGATCAATTCAAACAAAAGATTGATAATTCCAAGTTAGGGTTTCCAAAAAATGTAGAATGGGAACCAGTTGAGTCAATTTGGATTGATTACGAAGTACAACGAGATGTTATTCTAAAACACGTGGTTAACATCATGCGTAAATTTGATCCACGTGTGTGTATGCCAGCGGCTGGTGTAAAAATTATCAAAGACGGTGTTTGGGACGGAAGACTTTTCACATATGATGGTCAGCACAGAATAGTGACATTAGCATTGTTAGGTTACGACAGTGTGCCTTGTTGTCCTGTAGAAACAGAAGATCCTGCATTTGCCTCATATGCCTTTGAACTGTTGAATGACACAGGTGTAAAAAGATTAACACCTGCTGATTTGCATAGAAACAGTTTGACAAGATACAAATTAGGATCAAGAGAAATTAAATCAGTACAAGCTCGTACACTACAAGATCAATTTGACACACTTGATATTGATCTTGAAGATAAAAAAACAAGAGCAAACTCAAACACACGTGGAACAGGCAAACATTTTTTCAGTCATTTCAAATATGCTTACAAAGGTATAGAGCTTGATAAGACTGGAACAGCACTACACGACATTCTGCAGTCAATAACAAAAACATTTCCTAATCAAGAAGAAGTTGATCAAGGTGTTTATATTGGTTTGTATGAATTGTCACGTTTGAGTAGAGAACTTAATATAAAGTTATCAGATGATTGGTGTGAAAGAGTTTTAAAGCCAATCAAAACAGAATTTGGTTCAAGTCACACAGCACATACCAAAGCCAAACGTCAATGGGAATATGTGAGACCAGGAGCAAGTTGGTCAGCACCTGAGGCCATGTGTAATTTTATAAGAGAAGTTTATCTTATGAAAACTGATGATCAAACAAAACTTGAATTGCCCACACATGGTAAAGGATCAAGCATGGAAATTGAAACAAATAATGTGTGTGAAGGCTTCTGGTCACCACTTGAAATGGTGGCAGTAGCATGATCACAGAACAAATTGAAAAGTTAGAATCCTGGACCCCACCAACAAGATCAAGGCTAGGTAGAAACACAGACAACACCAAAGATTTCTATCAATGGTATCAGCCCAAATGTGATGCTATGAAGCAAGAAGTTTTAAGTGGTAAACTGACAGCACAACAAACACAAGAAGCTCGTAGACAAATCAATTTATTTTTACGTAGATGTCAGAAGTATCTTGTGCTAGAACAAGTGGGATGTCATTACATAGAACAAGTACAAGATGAAGGATACACAGAAGAACATTTAATACCACAAAATCTTTTGATTGATGCTTACATTGATGGCTTGTTAACATTTAATCAAGTGTTGTGTATGCCTATGGTAAAATTGTCTAACAAATCAGATAGACTTTTACAAGAAGAAGGACTTGGAACCAAAACACCCAGTTGGACAAATCCTTTTCAACGTTATATTCAAGCAGGTATTGAAAGTGAATTTGTAACACAACACAACCACAGAGTTAATATTCATGATTGGACATTGGAAAAACATTTTGAGATGGTAAAAGAGACTGAAAAAAACTTTGACAAATTACAGGAAAGGTAGTAGTATAAAATTATGAGAAAATTGTTTTACATGGGATTAGAACCATACGAGGGAAGATACACACTTCAGTTACAAGATTGGTCAGAAAGAGCTTTTAAAAAAAGAAATATTGATTATGTTATTGTGCCTGGAGAAACAATTGATAATACCAAATCAATTTCAGTAGGACAAGTGTTAGATGCACATGGCAGAAGTTATTTTGGCATGAGTCAGATTATGAATCTAGTACAGATGATGCGTAACGGTGATGTAACATCTGAAGATGCTGTGTTTTTTGAAGACATGTTTCAACCAGGTATGGAATCATTGCCATACATTCTTTGTCAAGTACCAGAACAACACAGACCAAAAATTTATTTGAGATGTCTAGCACAAGCAGTCGACCCAGATGATTTTGTTCATGTTTGGGGCATGGCTAAATGGATGAGTTTGTATGAACAGATGTGCAATGAAATTCCAAATGTGAATATACTTGCTACCAATGAAGAAATGGTTGCACACATGAGAATTGCCAATTGGTCAGCACCCATTTACAACATATCAGGTTTGAGCTTTGGCAAAGAAGAAGTAATAAGCAGAGTTGCAAAAATCAATAGTTGGGAAGAACGTGATAATCGTGTTGTGTTTGCGGCAAGATTTGATCAAGAAAAGCAACCAGACTTTTTTATGGACATAGTGCAAGAAGTATTACAACAAAGACCAGATGTTGAATTTGCAATATTGTCTGGAGGTCCTTTAAGAAGCAACAATGTCAAGTATGTTGAAAGAGCAAAAGATTTAGAAATCAGCACCAATGGTAGATTTAAAGTTTATGAAAATCTCAAAAAGAATGATTATTATGATCTAGTAAACAAAAGTAAAGTTCTATTCAATTGTGCTTTACAGGATTGGGTGTCAAACACAGTAAGTGAAGCAGATGCATTAGGATGTAATGTTGTTTATCCAGCATACAGAAGTTTTCCTGAAACATTTGCAAATGATCACACAAGATTATATGTGCCATGGAGCAAAAGAGATGCAATTGACAAAATAAAAATGTCTTTGCAAAAACCACATGGTAATCAAGGAAGAATTTCAGATTGGAACAACGGAACTATCGACCGTATGATCGATATCATGCAAGGCCATGGCAAACAATGGCTAAGAAGCGGAAATAGGTATAGAGATTATGTCGCAAACCCAAAGTATTAAAAAAGTTTTGGTAACAGGTGGAACTGGCTATGTGGGTTCTCATGTTAGCAAATATCTTTTAGAAAGTGGATACCAAGTTCTATCTATTGATAGAAACTTAGGAACAAGACCTTTTGCAAATAGATTTGCACAAGGACACAGTCTTGATTATAACAAAGAAGCAGACTTACCAATGCTTGATGAACTTTTTCAAAAAAACAATTTTGATTGTGTTTTTCATTTAGCGGCAAACAGTTTAGTAGGTCCTTCGGTAACTGAACCAAGCAAATATTATCGTAACAATGTCTACGGTACAATTCAACTGTTAGATATGTGTATCAAACACGGAGTAAAAAAGTTTGTTTTTGCTTCAACATCATCAGTATATGGCGATGGTCATACACCACCAATAACAGAAGATGTATCAAAAAGACCTTTAACAAGTTATGGTAAATCAAAGTTAATGGTTGAAGAAGTTTTGAAAGATTATGCTAGAGCATATGATTTAAAATCAGTTGCACTGAGATTGTTTAATGTTTGTGGTGCATCACCTGATTGTGAAATAGGTGAAGTTAGAATCAAACCAACACATTTGATTCCAAATGTGGTTGAAGTGGCCGCAGGTAGAAAAGAACACTTTACAATATTTGGCACTGACTATGACACACCAGACGGCACAGCAATTAGAGATTACACACATGTATGGGATGTTGCAAAAGCATTTAAATTAGCAAATGACTTTTTAGAAAATCAACAACAACCTATTGCTGAAGTGTTTAATGTAGGTGCCGGCAAAGGTTTCAGTGTTAAACAAGTAGTTTCATCAATGGAAAAAGCATTAGGTAAAACAATTCCTGTGAAAGAGTTTCCAAAAAGAGAAGGTGACCCTACTCATGTTTCAGCAGATATTTCAAAAACAACAAAAATGTTAAATTGGAATCCAATAAATTCAGAGATTGACAAAATATGTCAAGATACAGTAAACTGGTTGAATAGCGATGCATATAAGAAGATTGACCTTACAAAAATTCCTTCTTAAGTCATCCACGACTATAACTCGGAGAAACAAATGACAGAAATAAGCAAACAAATCAAACAAAGACTTGAAGAAGCAAAGGCCAGATATCATTGCAATGACAATATCAGCGAGTATATCAAAGAAGGTGAAATTGATCTTCTTCAACAAGAAGTAGAAAATAAGTTTTATGATGTGTTACAAACACTAGTAATTGACACTGACAACGATCACAACACAAAAGACACAGCAAGACGTGTGGCAAAAATGTGGGTCAAAGAAGTGTTTGGTGGAAGATACAGACCAATGCCAAAGGTTACAAGTTTTCCCAACATGGGTTACAAAAGTATGTACACATCAGGACCAATATCAATCAAATCAACCTGTGCTCATCACTTTCAAAACATTGTAGGTAAAGCATGGGTGGGTATTATTCCAAATGGTGAAGTTATTGGTTTAAGTAAATTCAACAGAATTATTCATCACATTGCGGAACGACCACAGATACAGGAAGAGATGACTACACAAATTGCAGAAGAATTGCAAGAGTATGCTCATACTAAAAACGTTGCTGTGGTAGTGAAAGCAGAACATCACTGTATGACACACAGAGGTGTAAGAGAGCATGAGTCAGATATGACAACTGCAATCATGTTGGGAGCATTTAAAGATGATCCAGCAACACGAGATGAATTTTATAAAATTTGCTTGTCTATGAAAGGGCACAGCAACTAAATCTAATAGGAGGAAAACTATGTTAGAAAAACTATTCGGCTTGTCTAAAGCCGGTACAACAGTCAAAACTGAAGTAATGGCAGGTTTGGCTACATTTTTAACAATGGCCTATATTACTGTGGTCAATCCTGCAATACTTTCAACAGAAGGTACAGGAATGGCTTTTGGTGCTGTGTTTACAGCAACAATTATTGCCGCAGTGGTAGGTACATTAATTATGGGATTATGGGCAAATTGGCCTGTGGCTCTAGCACCAGGTATGGGACTTAATGCGTTCTTTACATTTGGTGTAATCTTTGGTATGGGATATACTTTTCAACAGGCACTAGCGGCAGTATTCATTGCAGGTTTGGTGTTTATTGGTTTGAGTGTAACACCAGCAAGAAAATATATTATCAATTCAATACCGCGTTCAATGAAATTAGGTGTTGGTGCAGGTATAGGTTTATTCCTTGCTATCATTGGTTTTAAAAATGCAGGTATTGTGGTAGACAATCCAGCAACATTAGTTGGCTTAGGTGATATTTCATCGTGGCCAGTGTTACTTGCAGGTTTAGGTTTTGCTGTGATGGCAATTCTTGACAAAAGAAAAGTACCAGGTGCAATCATAATTGGTATCTTGGCAGTGAGTATTATTGCTTGGGTATTTGGAATATCTGATCTAAATGGTGTGGCAGGTGCAATACCAAGTCCGGCTCATGCATTTAGTTTAGACTTTAGTTTGATTGCAACAGCAGGATTTATTGGAACTGCATTTGCATTCTTATTTGTTGACTTTATGGACACAGCAGGTACTTTGACTTCTGTGGCTAACCTTACAGGTAAAGTAAACAAAAACGGTGAAGTTGAAGGAATTGATAGAGCTTTATTATCAGATTCTGTTGCTACATCAGTGGGTGCATTAGCAGGAACTTCAAACACAACATCTTATATTGAATCAGGTGCTGGTATCAAAGAAGGTGGAAAAACAGGATTAACGTCTGTCACAGTTGCAATATTATTTGCATTGTGTTTATTCTTTGCTCCTTTGGCACAGAGTATTCCAGCATTTGCAACTGCACCTGCATTGATATTCATTGCAACATACTTTTTGAGAAATCTCAAAGATATTGATTGGGATGACGTAAGCGAATATGCTCCGGCTGTGTTGGCGGCTGTAATTATGCCTTTGACATTTAGTATTGCTTATGGTATTGCATTAGGTTTCATAGCCTATGTGGTTATCAAAGCCGCAAGTGGTAAACATGCGGAATTAAACGGAGGCAGTCTTGCTATTGCACTAGTAAGTTTAATTTACTTCATTGCAGTATAATAAGACTATGTTTTATTGTAGGGGGAATTCCCCCTACAAGTTTCTTATAAGGTTATAAAAATGAGAATTAAACCAGATATTAAATTAGACTACAGAGACGTTTTATTAGAACCCAAAAGATCAGTATTAACATCAAGAAGTGATGTTGTTATGGAAAGAGAGTTTACTTTTCTTCACAGTAAAAAATCACTCAAGTGCATACCTATTATGGCCGCCAACATGGACGGCGTTGGCACATTTGAAGTAGCCAAAGTTTTACAGAAACACAGAATTTTAACAGTTATGAACAAACATTATTCAGTTGATGATTGGGCAAGTGCTGTTGGCAATGGATTAAAATTAAAATATGTAAGTGTATGTACTGGAACAAGTAAAATTAAAGATGATGAGGCACAAGATTTTGCTAACATGCAAGAAATTTTAAGACGTTGGCCAGATATTAATTTTATTACAATTGATGTTGCTAACGGATATCATCAAAGGTTTATTGACTTTGTTAGTCAAGTTAGAGATATGTATCCTGACAAAACTATCATTGCTGGTAATGTTATTACAGGAGGAGCAACAGAAGAACTGATATTAAAAGGTGCTGATATTGTAAAATGCGGTATAGGACCAGGATCAGTTTGTACTACTAGATTAAAAACTGGTATTGGAGTTCCTCAACTGTCAGGAATGATTGAGTGTGCCGATGCGGCACACGGTGTTGGAGGCATGGTCATTGCAGATGGTGGTTGTGTTGTTCCTGGAGATGTATCAAAAGCATTTGCATCTGGTTCAGATTTTGTCATGCTAGGAGGCATGTTTGCTGGCCATGATGAAGGCGGCGGAAAAGTAATTACTAAACATTTTGCTAATGGTGAAGCAACACGTTTAGAAAATGGCAACTACTTACCTCATTATCAAGAAAAGCAGTTTGTTCAATTCTATGGTATGAGTTCAAAAGCGGCCAACAACAAACATTTTGGAGGAATGAAAGAGTACAGATCTTCTGAAGGAAGAGAAGTGCTAATTCCTTACAAAGGTAAAATTGAATCAACAGTGCAAGATATTTTAGGAGGTGTGCGTAGCAGTTGTACCTATATTGGTGCAAGGCGATTAAAGGACATGCCTAAATGTGCAACGTTTGTTCAAGTTAATAAACAAGTAAATGAGGTATACAGTGACTTTGAGTAAAAAATATATTAATCATGCCACAGTTGCATCTTATCTGACTTTAATAATAGAAAAAATGAACAAAGATGATTTTGTTCCTGATATAATAGTTGGATTAAGCAGAGGTGGTTTAGTTCCAGGAATTATGTTAAGCCATTTTTTAGGAAAACCCTTTGTTCCTATTGAAGCGGCATTAAGAGATCATCCAAGTTGGAACACACAGTCTGAAAACTTTTCAAAAGTTGAAAAAATATGTATAGTTGATGACATCTGTGATACAGGAGACACTTTTAAAAAACTAAAACAGGATATTTTACAAAACTACAAAGGTTTAGATGCTAGGTTTTGTTGTTTACATTACAACAAACCAAGTAATTTTGCAGTGGATTGGTATGGTACTTCGATTGACAAGGACAAAAAAGATGTTTGGTTGGTTTATCCATGGGAAGATTGGTGGAAACGAGACGCAGTAGAAAGCCCAATTATTAACTCTATTTTAGAGAATCTAAAACAGTAATCTTTAGTTGACATTTTTTCTAAATAATGTATAATATATAAGAAATAGGTGAAAAATGAAATTAAGATATAGTGAAGCATTTTACAGTGTGCAAGGTGAAGGTAAATTTGTAGGAGTACCAAGTGTGTTTTTACGTACCTTTGGTTGTAATTTTCGTTGTATGAACTTTGGTATAGCAAAAAACACAGTCAAAGGAAAATACAACACAGAAGTTAAAGAACTGTTAGACAATGGTATATTAGACAAAGTAGAAAAATTTGAAGATTTACCAATTGTGCATACTGGTTGTGATACGTATGCTAGTATCTATCCTGAATTTAAAAAATACATGATGGATAAAACAGTAGATGAAGTTGTAGATCATTTGTTAAGTTTAACACCAGAAGGCAAATGGACAATGTCAAATGGTCAAGACGTTCATCTTATTATGACAGGTGGGGAGCCTTTGTTGGGATGGCAAAGACTTTACATTGAATTATTTGAACATCCTAGAATGAGAGATTTGAAAAATGTCACATTTGAAACAAATACAACACAGACTTTACACAATGATTTCAGAGATTATCTTGAAAATCAAACAAGGATACAATTTACTTTTAGTTGCTCTCCGAAACTTTCCGTATCAGGCGAGTCTTGGAGTGATGCTATTAAGCCTAATGTTGCTCATAGTTATTACAGTGTGGCTAACAGTGATATGTATTTCAAGTTTGTGGTTTCTGATAATGATGACGTGGATGAAGTTACCAGAGCTGTACAAGAGTATACAAAACAAGGTATTGAAGTTCCGGTCTACATTATGCCACTCGGCGGACGATCAGAAGAGTACAAACTCAACACTAAACGAGTGGCCGAACTCGCAATGGAACGAGGCTGGAGATACACACCTAGATTACACGTCGATATCTTCGGAAACGCCTGGGGAACGTAAAGATTGGATAGATAATATGCGAAAGAAAGGACTCATATGAAAAATAAAATAAAAATGCCTTTTATTTTTACAAAAGAATATTGGCAAAAAGATAAAAAACAAAGAGAGATTTCAAAAGCCAAATACAATCTAGCAGGTGAAGAACTTGAAAAGAAGTTGATTGATCTTGAAATAACTAATGATGAAGAAAAACAAATAGCACTGTTGGGTGTTGATAAAAAGTATGGAAAACTATCTGATGTTGAACATGACAAACAAGTTTCAACAATCAAAAATGAACCATATGTTGGTGTGTTAAAAACAAACTTTAATCCAGCAAAGCCAAAGAATGGTTGGTTTGAACTTGATTGGAATCAAAAGTTTGTTGATGATTTAGTAACAGCAGGATACACAGGTGAAAAAGACGAGGATGTTGTAAACAAATGGTTTAATGATCTTTGTAGAAATGTAATGATGGAAGAAATGGATTCTGATGTCGTACAAGAATTAAAAGATAACATCAAAGAAAACAAAACTGAAATAGGGGACGGGAAAGTTGAGTATAGTTAATTTTTTTAAAAGCAGAAAAAGAATTATATATGACAGATATGGCGAAATACCTTATTTGGTAAGGTATTATCTTTTTTTAAAAGATAGAAAAAATTTTCCATTTAATATAACGTTACACAAAGTTTTAATTAGTGATGAACCCACACTACATGATCATCCATGGGATTGGGGTGCTATGATTGTTAAAGGTGGTTACTGGGAACACACACCTGAAGGTAAATTTTGGAGAGGCCCGGGACACATAAGATTTAGAAAAGCAGAAGATTTACATTATTTAGAATTAGCAAAAGATAAAGATGGCAACGAAATACCTTGCTGGAGTATATTTTACATGGGCAAGAAAAGAAAAGAATGGGGCTTTATGAAAAATGGTTTATGGGTTGAAAATGAACTCTATTTGCAACAAACAGATCGTAGACACAATCAAGGATAAAAAACAAAATGAATTATATACTAGTTGATACACAAAATATGTTTTTTCGAGCTAGACATGTTTCTGGTCGTGCAACAAGTTTAGATGAAAAAATTGGACTAGCATTCCATATAATGTTTAATTCAGTTAAGAAAGCTCATCAGATGTTCAATGCAGGACATGTTGTTTTTTGTATGGAAGGCAGAAGTTGGCGTAAAGATGTATATGAACCTTATAAGAAAAATAGAAAAGTAGTTGCAGACAAAAGATCAGTTAAAGAACAAGAAGAAGATAGATTTTGGTGGGAAGCATATGATGACTTTCTTGATTATATAGTCAAGCAAACAAATTGTTCTACTTTGAGATCATCAATTGCAGAAGCAGATGACTGTATTGCATTATGGGTCAAAGCTCATAAAGATGCTAGAAATATTATTGTAAGTACAGATAGTGATTTCTTTCAATTGATTAATCCTTTAGTTTCAATTTATAATGGAATGACCAATCAAATAATCACTTCAAATGGTTATTATGATGAAAAAGATAATCCTATTATAGATAAAAAAACAAAACAACCTAAATTGGCTCCTGAACCAGAGTACATGTTGTTTGAAAAATGTATCAGAGGTGACTCATCTGACAATGTGTTTAGTGCTTATCCTGGAGTGAGAGCAACTAAAATCAAAGAAGCATTTAATGACAAAGACAATCAAGGGTTTGCATGGAACAATTTTATGTTAGCAAGATGGACTGATCATAATGGTAATGAATATAGAGTCAAAGACTGTTATGAAAGAAACAAACATCTTATTGATTTAACACAACAACCAGAAGAAGTTAAAGTTGATGTGTTCAAGCAGATTGCAGATGCTCAAAATGCCAAGCACATAGATCAAGTTGGTGTGAGATTTATGAAATTTTGTAACAAATATAATTTGACTAAACTTGCTGAAAACCCAACAGATCATGCAAAATATCTAAACAACGGATACAATTAATGTTATACGCAAAAGAAATTATCAAAGATAAATTTTGGATAGTCAAAGATGATAATGTCAATGTTGCAACAGTAGAAAAAAAAGATACTGATAGTTTTTTATTGATCAAAGAAAATAACAAACACACTTTTACAAAAACACAAGTCAATGAATTTTTTAACAGTGATATTTTTTCTGCTGAATTAAAAACTTCTGATTTAGTCAAAGAAACCAGTGAGTTTGAAGGATATCCAACAAAAGTTAAACCATGGAACACAACATGGAAACAAAATATACCAATTTTTACAAAAACGCCTAGTGGAAAAGAGTTGTTTTGTGCTGGTTATTATGGAGTGCAATTTGAGGGTGGTACATTCTTTTCTTACAATCCAAAGTTGGAAACACTTGAAGAAAAATGCCTAAATTGGATTGGACCATTCAAAAACGAAATGGAAGCAAACATAAATATAAGTACTTTCAAAAAGAAACAAAAAATATAAAAGGTTGAACATGGGTTATCCTAATTTAGAACATTTTAATAAGATAGTAAAAAATGCAAAATCATTGCGTCAAAAAGAAATACGTCTTGACACTGATAAAGCAGTGCTGTTAGCATTAGAAATATCTGAAATACTGTCGGCAAAATTTCCTTCAGTGCAAAATGAAACAGCAGAAATTCAAAAACCCAGAGAATCTTTATTTGATGGTGGGTCGTTTTAATGATAAGAGTTTTTTTAATTTTATTTTTAATAGTATTACCAATAAATGTCAATGCACATGAGAACAATCTTGATTGGGAAAAAATATCTAAAGGAATTGTATTAGTATACAATGCCAGTAGCGAAGATCTTGTAGAACCAGATCAAGGGTCTACAGAAAAGTTTGAAAAATTTCTTAATCCAGAAAATCCTCCAAAAACAGAAGAACTAGAAAGAAATTTATCAGGCATGGGCACAGGATTTTGGATTGATGACAAACACATTGTGACTAATTATCATGTTATTCGTAATATGGATAATATTCAAATATGGATGCCTCATTATCCTTTTGCAATAAAGAATGTAACAGTTGTTGGTTATGACAAAAGTATTGATATTGCAGTATTAAAAGTAAACACAAATCAGCCTCACGAAATTTTAGAATTTGCAAAACAGCCTGTAGAACTTGGCAATGATGTTTATGCATATGGTCATGGATTATCAATGGTATGGTCATTGACTAGCGGAGTTGTGAGTGCAACTCATAGACCTAATCCGGCTGACAGTTTTGTTAACTATATACAAACCGACACAGTGATTAATCCAGGCAACAGTGGTGGTCCTTTGCTTAACGAAGACGGAGAAGTAGTTGGAGTTAATGTTCTAATATTTTCACCTACAAAATTTTATATTGGGTATGGTTACAGTATTCCTGCAAAACTTGTTGACAGGGTTGTAACAAGATTGATTGACAGAGGCATACATCAAAGACCTTCAATTGGTATAGCAATGGGTGGCTTAGAAGATGAAGAACTATATCAAAAAATGCTTGACAACGGTATTGACACAATAATTTATATTTCATCGTTAGTTGATGGTCAGCCAGCAAAAGAAATAGGGTTACTAGAAGGTGACTTTATTGTTTCTGTAAATGATACTAAAATTTCAACACAGATTGAACTTATAGAAGCATTATGGGATTATGATCCAGGCGATATTATAAAAATTGGAATATATCGTAACGAAAAAATATTTTATTACAACATTCCTTTGGGTGAAAGACCAGCACCTGAAGATACAACATTTGGGAGATAAAAATGGCAAATATTAAAGTATACACAAAAAACAGTTGTGGTTACTGTTCAATGGCTAAAAGTTGGTTAAAAGGTAAAAACCTTCAATTTGAAGAAGTTAATATTGAAGAAAATACAGAAGCAAGAGATTTTGTTATCAGTGAAGGGCACAGAACTATGCCTCAAATATACATTGATGACAAAAGCATAGGCGGATATACCCAATTAATTGAGCTAGACGCTTCATCGTTATAAATCAAATAGTATTTTTTGGATAAATACTTGTATGATAAACATTAACGATACTGTACACAATCACTATCAAATTCACAAAAATGCGTCATTGTTAGATGTGTTAATTGAATTTGACAAGTTTTTAGACGATTTAAATGTGTACTCTTACGAAAATTGGATGGAAGGCGAAATAGTTGATGGACCACATCTGTCAAGATATTGGTGCGAAGTATCAATTATGTACCCTTATAAACAAATGCCAAACCCAATGGGTGCTGAAAGACTAACTGATCGAAAATGTAAAGTTTCTTTTAGAGAAGATCATTACAATGAACCCAGAAGAATCAAAACGCCAGATGACTATGAGCCAGGCACTAAAAAGCCAAAAATAGATGAAATACCTGTTTGGGTTGTTAAAATTAGAGTACCAAAAAAGTATGTTATGATTTATGACAAAAATGAATTAGATCAAGAAGAAATTGTTAAAGGTGAACAAAAAGGATTAAACGATGAGACTAGACAATCTGGAAACGCATCAGAAACAGATATTTGAGGGACTTAGACCTGGTGATTTGGAAGACCTTGTTCTTCCAGAGATTACTGTGGATGATTTTGAACCCAAAAGTGGATCACCTGAAAATGTGGTGGTAGTGTCTTTTTATGTAAAAGATTTGGATCCAGCACAAGATTTGGCAAGTTTTATTGAGCGAGGTGCTCACAACATTCTTGATACAGAAGTTTCTCCATCACCAGATGAAGAAGGTAACTATCTGGTGTTTGTTGAGATGCACAGAGACGAAACACTTACTGATTCTTTTATGAAAGTTTTAGAAGACATTAAAAAAGTAGTTTCAATTGATAAATGGAATGTTGAATTCTATAAAAACGGAATGGTTGAAATAGAAGTCAAATAAGGAGAAGTTATGATTAACAGTATATTAGAAAAAATTAAATCTTTTGAATCAGTTGAGGGCATAGGTATTGTTCTTTTCTGTTTAATAGTAATTGTGTTTGGTCCTTTGGCAAAACTTTTAGCATATGGCGGACTAGCATACGGTTTATATAAAATTTACAAAGCAATAAAAAATTAAAAAACAGTCATGTGGGAATATATTACATCAATGATCAATGCAATGTTCACAGACAGACTGTGGATATGGACAGCATTGGCTGGTGCAACATTTGGTGCATTGTTTATTGCTTATATGCGTAACACTAGAGCGGCAATTTGGGTATATGGTAAATGGGACGCAACAATTGATTTCTTTAGAGATAGATATGGCTGGACTTGGTTAAATCAAGATTTGGGTGCTTGGAGAAAAGTACATCCACAACTAACAAAAGAAATTGAAGATATCAAAAACAGACTTGACAAACTTGAAAAAAAATAAAAATGGAAGATATTAAACACAAAAAAGAGTTTGATCTTGAATTAGCAGTCAAACTTGCTGGTTTATCACAAGCGGCTTATTTTACACCAAAATCTTTTATACATAAAATTAGAGCCTTAGGATTAGGACAATACAAATATCAAATGTTAGAAAACAACGGCACTCAGTGTTATGTTGTTTATTCAATCACTGAGAAAAAAATTTTTATTACATGGAGAGGCACAGAAGTATCTGAAATGGAAGACATACTTGCTGATTTGAAATTTAGAAAAGTTGTTGGACACCAAGCAAGTGTACACAGAGGTTTCAAAGAGTATGTAGACAAAGTTTATCCAAAACTTCGTAATTACATAAAAGAAATCATAAACAGAAACAGCAACAGTTGGTTTGATATCTATGTTACTGGTCATTCACTAGGTGGTGCAGGTGCATTGATATCTACAAACAGATTAGAAGACGAAGAAGGATTTACTATTAGATGTTGTTACACATATGGTGGACCAAGAGTCGGTGCTTGGAATTTTAAAAACTTTGTTAAAACTCCTGTATGGCGTGTGAGAAACAACAATGATGTTGTAACAAAAGTACCTTTGGCTATGATGGGTTTCAGACACATTGGTAGGTTATGTTATCTTTCTCAAAGAAAGAAAATTTTTATTGGTGGCAAAAATGCTTGGGGGCTATTTCTAGATTGGTTTAGAGGACAGTTTTCAAGAATTGGTGATGGTTTAAGAGATCACTCAGTGAGTGAATATTATAACACTTTGAAAGAAATACTAGATAAAAGGAACAAGTAATGTTCAGCACAGTTAAAATCATTTTGGTAGGATTAATAATCTCATCTATTGCAGGTGCAGGACTATATGTGATGAAGTTGCGTTCTGACAATGCTATACTAAAAGCCAATCAAATTGAACTTGAACGTAGTGTAGAATCACAAAAAGAATTACTGCAAAAACAAAAACAAGATTTTGAAGAGATACTAGAATCTAACAAACAGTTGAACAAGTTGATCAACACACTTAAAAAAGATTTAGATGAACTAGACAAAAGATTCAACAAAGGCAAAAGAGACGTGGGCAAACTGGCAATTGAAAAAACAGCACCAGTTGAAAGAATATTCAACAAAGGATCTGACAATGCCATAAGATGTATAGAATTGGCATCAGGTGCACCACACACTGAAGAGGAGTTGAAGGCAACTAAAAAGTCGGAAATTAATCCAGAATGTCCGGCACTAGCAAATCCTTCTTATGTACCATATGAATAAGATTATTTTGATATTAGTTACAGCAGTTTTACTTACTGGTTGTTCAATTGGCGGAGAAAAGAAAATAAAAATATTTCAAGTTGAAGAGCCAAGACAACAATTAAATTATGAATTACCTACTCCTTTACAACTAGAGCAAATACAATGGATAATTATCCACAGTGACAATGCAGATGAAGTGTTTGCCAAAATGGCAGAGCAAGGTTTGGATCCTGTATTATTTGGATTGTCAGACAAGGATTACGAATTACTGGCCAAAAACTTTGCACAGATCAGAGCCAAACTTCAGGAAACAAACACTCTGTTGGAAGAATACAAAAAGTATTACGAAGACTATAATTCTGAAACCACAGAAAAAGACATAAAATAACTTGACTTTTTACAAATTCATGTTATATTATGTGTATGATAAATCCATATAACATCTTAGAAATTGACAAGTCAGCATCAGAGTCTGATATCAAACGAGCTTATAGAAAAAAAGCCGCTGAATATCATCCTGACAAAGGTGGCGATGAGGCAAAATTCAAAGATGTTAATGAAGCATATCAGATTTTATCAAACAAAGACAAAAGAAAAATGTATGACCAATATGGTACCACAGATCCGCAACAAGCAGGATTTCGTAGAAGTTCATATGGCAGAAACGGAGAACAGGTTTTTGAAAATGTTGGAGATCTGTTTGAAGAATTTTTTGGAGGCAGTTTTGGCTCACCTTTTCGTAGACCTTTGCGTAACAGAGACATTAAACTATCATTACAATGCAGAATAGAAGACATTTATACACAAGAAGAAAAAATATTGTCAATAGACACACCTTCAGGTCAAAAGAAAGTCACAGTAAAAATTCCAGCCAATGCTGAAACAGGAACTATTATAAGATTACGAGGGTTAGGAGATCACAGTTATAAAGAACTACAACCAGGAAATTTAATGATACATTTAACAGTTATGAATCACCCAACTTATGTAAAAAGAAATTTTGATTTATATCAGGATTATCAAATAAGTGTAATAGACGTATTGTTAGGAAGTAAAATCAGTTTAGATCATATTTCTGGAGAAAAAATTTCTTGGGATTTACCACAAGAAAGTCAACCAACACAAACTGTACGATTTAAAGGTAAAGGCATGCCCAAGCCAAATGGAACTTATGGCGATCTTTATGTTGTATTAAAACCTTTCACACCAAAAGGTTTAAATAGTAATATACTAAATGAATTAAGAAAGTTAAAATAACATATGGCATCAGACGGAGATAGAATTGAATCATTATTAGACAGAGCGGCCGAACTGGCTTCTGATCGAAATCATGAATACATAACACTAGAACATTTATTGTTATCACTGTTACAAGAACCATTAATAGGTAAAATTTTAGCAGAAGTAAAAACTGATGTGACTGCTTTAAAAATTGATATTGTTAATCATTTAGATCAAAACATGAATGACATTGTTCATGATGGTTTAAAGCCTAGAAAAACTCAAGCAACTGAAAGAGTGTTTAATAGAGCAGTGACACAGGTTATTTTTTCTGGAAGAAAAACTTTGATGCCACGAGATATTCTTGTAAGTATCATGAGTGAAAAACAAAGTTATGCATTGTATTATTTAAAAAAGCACGGAGTTACAAGAAACTCATTAGTACAGTTTATCACTAAAGATGCAATCAATAAACAGGCCATGGAACAAGCCATGGGAACTGCTGAAGAGAATTCTGGTAAGTTTGAAACATACTGTCAAAATTTAAATGAAGTTGCTGAAAAAGGTGACATTGATGACATCATAGGTAGAAGTCAAGAAATTGATGATATAGCTCATATCTTAGCAAGACGTAAAAAGAATAATGTCATTGTAGTTGGTGATCCGGGTGTTGGTAAAACTGCTATTGCAGAAGGACTGGCAAAAAAGATTATAGAAAAAGATGTACCTAAACCATTGTTAAACAAATCAGTTTTTTCTTTAGATATTGGTGCTCTTGTTGCCGGAACAAAATATAGAGGTGACTTTGAAGAACGTGCTAAATTAGTTCTTGATACTTTAGCACAAAAAGATGATATCATTTTATTCATTGATGAAATACACATGATAACAGGAGCCGGTACAGCCGGAAGTAGTAACATGGATTTGGCAAATCTTTTAAAACCATTACTTGCTAGAGGAAAACTAAATTGTATTGGTGCAACTACTCCTGAAGAATACAGAGAAAACATTGAAAAAGATAGAGCATTAATGCGTAGGTTTCAAAAGTATGACATTGATCCACCTAATGTTGAGAATACAAAATTAATTGTCAAAGGCATTGCACCAGTTTATGAAGCATTTCATGAAGTTAAATTTGAAGAAGGTGTGCTTGAGCAAATTGTTGACATGTGTGAAAAGCATATACACGGCAAATTCTTTCCAGACAAAGCAATTGATGTGTTAGATGCATCAGCAGTGAGAACCAAATTGGCTGACAAGCCAATAGTGACTTTAGATGTTGCACAAAACGTTGTTAGTAGAATCAGCAAAGTGCCAATTGAAATGATTAATATCAAACAAACTGATCATTATGCTGATTTAGAAGGCAATGTAAAGAAGAAAGTTTTTGGCCAAGACACAGCAATAGAAACTTTAGTAGACAGTATTTTGATAGCCAAAGCAGGACTTAGACCTTCAAACAAACCAATTGGATCTTATTTGTTTGTAGGACCAACTGGTGTTGGTAAAACTGAAACTTGTAGACAACTTGCTGACAATTTAAGTATTAAATTATTAAAATATGATATGAGTGAATATCAAGAAAGACATTCAACATCAAAACTGATTGGTGCACCTCCAGGATATGTGGGTTATGCAGAAGGGTCAACAGGATCAGGACAACTGATCAACGATGTAGAAGACAATCCAAACTGTGTGCTATTGCTAGATGAAGTTGAAAAAGCCGCACCAGAAGTATTACAAGTATTACTACAAGTAATGGATGATGGTAGATTAACATCATCAACGGGCAAAACTGTTTCATTTGAAAAAGTTATTTTGATTATGACATCAAATTTGGGTGCCGCAGAAAGTGAAAAACCACCAATGGGAATTGGTAAAACTGATAGACAAGGTGAAGACGATAACTATATCAAAGGATTCTTCACACCAGAATTTAGAAACAGACTTGATGGAATAGTTAAGTTTGTTAAACTTGATAAACAAAATGTTTTACGTATAGTTGATAAAAATTTAAATGAAACTAATAAACTGTTAGAAGACAAATTAATAACAATTGAAATGACTGAAAATGCAAAACGTTGGGTATTGGATAAAGGTTATAATCCATCGATGGGTGCAAGACCAATGCAACGAGTATTTGATCAGCACATTAAAAAACCAGTGTCTAAAGAATTGTTGTTTGGTAAACTAATAACAGGCGGAAAAGTAATGGTAGACGAAGCAAACGGAGAACTAGTTATCAAGTATGAAAATACAACCAAGCACTAAACTTTTCAAAACGAAGTATCCTTATAGAGTCACAAGAACTCGTAATTTTACTTTAGAAACAACAAGTTACGAAACTGAAAAATTTAGCGAAGTTTTAGACATAGCAAGAGAATCTTGGTTTGATCCAGATAGAGATATAACAGCATCAATTCTGTATCCAGAAATAGCATGGGGTAACAGAGGAGATACAAATTGGTATTATATACAAAATTTTGAAATGTTAAAAAGAATTGTTTCTATATTTGACAAAGAAGAAATGAAAATTGAAGGTCCGGTAAATGATTATCATTTATCAGTACTCAAGTCTGATAATCATGCAGTTAAAAATTCTTTGTACTATAACAAATATAGATATTTTGTCGACTATGGCATGGCTGATGATGAAACAACACAGCGAGTAAAAAGATTAGCAGTAGAAAACAAAGGAACAATGATGGCAAAAGGTGTTTATTCTCCTTTTGTTTGTTATCCAAAACTGTATTGTTTGGATGATAAAGATCTGATGTTAGCCAAGTTAGCATCTGAAAATGTAAAAATAATAAAGGCAATCACAATAAAGGAAATAAAAGATCATGGATAAAAAACAAATAATTAAAAAACTAGTGTCTAAAAAAATTATTAGAGAAGAAACTGAAATGGAAGTAGAGCATACTGTAACTGGGTTTGGTAGTACGCCTTTTCCGGTCAAAGGAGTGTTTGCTATTGATACTGTTATTGATGATTCGCACTTTCGTGGCAGAAGTATTGAAGATGGAGAATATTTAGATTTTACATCAGAACAAGTATATCAGATAGATGGTATGGAACCACAGAAGTTAGCCAAAGCATTTAATATCAAATAACAGTTGACAACTTATATTATAGTTGTTATTATAATAAAAACAAGGGCAAAAAATCTATGAGTTATATTGATGCATTTTTGGAAAGAGACAAAGACAGAATTAATGTCGTTGAAAGGATAAAAGGCAAAAGAGAATATCGTCAGTATCCAACAAAGTATATTTTTTACTATCCAGATCCAAAAGGAAAATTTAGATCAATATATGGTAGACCAGTATCAAAATTTTCAACAAAGCATATTAAAGAATTTGATAGAGAAAGAAAACTGTATAGTCATCAAAAACTGCATGAATCTGATATAAACCCAATTTTTAGATGTTTGGAAGAAAACTATTTGGGAATTGATTCTCCTGTTCCTCATGTGTGCTTTTTTGATATTGAGGTAGACTTTAACAAAGATAGAGGTTTTGCACCTGCACATGATCCACATGAAAAAATCACAGCCATAACACTCTATTTGAATTGGTTACCTGAAGATCAACGATTGATCACTTTGTGTTTGAAACCTGAGAAATTAGATCAAGAAATAGCAGAAGCAATCTCAGTTAAGTATGACAACACTGTGTTGTGTCATGATGAAAAAGAACTTCTTGATATGTTTTTAAAACTTATTGATGACGCTGATATATTGAGTGGATGGAACTCAGAAGGATTTGATATTCCTTACATTATTAACAGGACACAATTGATTCTCAGCAGAGCTGATTTGTCAAGATATTGTTTATGGGACAAATATCCAAGAAAAAGAAAATACATCAAATATGGTAACGAGCAAGAAACATACGACTTGATTGGTCGTGTGCATTTAGATTATCTAGAACTGTACAGAAAATACACATATCATGAAATGCATTCATATAGACTTGATGCAATTGGTGATTATGAAATTGGTGAAAAAAAAGTTCCATATGATGGCACACTTGATCAGTTGTATAACAATGACTTTGAAAAGTTTATTGCATACTCAAGACAAGACGTGGCATTGTTGGCTAAACTTGATGACAAATTAAAATTTATTGATTTAGCAAATGAATTGGCTCATGCTAACACAGTGCTACTACAAACTACAATGGGTGCTGTGGCAGTTACAGAACAAGCAATTATCAATGAATCACATAAAAGAGGATTTGTTATTCCAGACAGAAAGAAAGGTGATAATGTTGATACAACACCTGCTGTTGGAGCCTATGTAGCATTTCCTAAAAAAGGATTACATAATTGGATTGGCAGTTTAGATATTAACTCACTGTATCCAAGTGTGATTCGTGCATTAAATATGGGTCCGGAAACTATTGTAGGACAATTAAGATTAGAAAGCACTAAAAAGTATATTGACAACAAAATGAAAGAAGGCAAGTCAGCCGCAGACGCCTGGGAAGGTTTGTTTGGTACACTAGAATACAAGGCAGTTATTGAAAAAGATATTGGTGTAGAAATTGTTTGCGATTTTGAAGATGGATTCTCAGATTCAAAAAGTGGTGCAGAATGGTATAAGATTATTTTTGAATCAGGACAAGATTGGTGTTTGAGTTCAAATGGCACTATTTTTAGAACTGATGTCAAAGCAGTTGTGCCTGGACTGTTAGAAAGTTGGTATTCTGAAAGAAAAGTTATGCAAAGAAAAATGCGTGAAGCTGAAAACCAAAAGCAAAGAGAGTTTTGGGATAAACGACAACTTGTTAAAAAAATTAACTTGAACAGTTTGTATGGTGCTATTCTAAATCCAGGCTGTAGATTTTTTGATACTCGTATTGGTCAATCAGTAACATTGTCTGGTAGAACAATTACCAAGCACATGGCATCACAAACAAACCAAATAATCTGCAATGATTATAATCACACTGGAGAGTCAATTATATATGGTGACACTGATTCAGTTTATTTTAGTGCATATCCATCAGTTAAGCAAGATGTTGAAGCAGGCATTGTGCCATGGACCAAAGAATCTATAATATCATTGTATGATCAAATTGGTAATGAAGTAAATAATTCTTTTCCAAGTTTTATGACTAACTCATTTAATGTTTCAACAGAAGCAGGTAAGATTATCCAAGCAGGTAGAGAAATTGTTGCTGAGTCAGGATTGTATATCACAAAGAAAAGATATGCGGCATTAATTTATGACTTAGAAGGCAACAGACAAGATATAGATGGTAAGCCCGGTAAAATAAAAGCAATGGGTGTTGATCTAAAAAGATCAGATACTCCAGAATTTGTACAGAGATTTCTTGAAGAACTATTAACAATGGTACTAATTGGTAAAACAAAACAAGATTGTTTTGATATGATTGCTGATTTTAAAAATGAATTTGGAAAAAGAGACGGTTGGGAAAAAGGAACACCTAAACGAGTAAACAATTTGACCAAGTATTTGGGAATTGTTACTGCATATAATAATCAAACAGCAAGTATGGCAAATTTGGACAATACTAATGCAATTAAAAAACCAATTATGCCAGGACATGTTAGAGCCAGTTTAAATTGGAATGATCTTAGAAAAGCCTACAGAGATAGATACAGTTTACCTATTATGGATGGACAAAAAGTTATTGTGTGTAAACTCAAACCCAATCCAATGAATTACACATCAATTGCTTACCCAATTGATGAACTGAATCTACCAAGATGGTTTAAGGAGTTGCCATTTGATCACGAAGAAATGGAAAAAACCATTATTGATCAGAAGATTAAAAACTTAATTGGAGTATTGGGTTGGGAATTAAAAGAAACGCAACATGTTAATAATTTTGATTCCATATTTGAAATTGGATAAAAAACATTTGACTTTCCAATATTATTTTGTTATTATTAATTTATGAACATTGAAAGGAAAATATTATGAGGGATGTACTCTTAGACATAGTCAAACACACTCATTCATTAGGTTTTATTCAATCAGTTAAAGTAAATGGCGGCGATGGTACTGCAACTGAAATTGAAGCAATGGATGATGATAGAACAGTTGTTCTTAAAGGAAAATTACATAATCCTGTAAGTGAATTTAAAGGCACAATGGGTTTAGGTAAACTGCCAGTGTTAGCAGGATATTTAAACTTTGAAGGATATGCTGATAAGACAGCAAACATTGAAGTTGTTACAAGTGAAAGAAACGGCGAACAAGTGCCAGAAGAATTAAAATTTTCATCAGGTAATGGATACACAGCAAATTATAGATTTATGGTATCACAGTTAATTGAAGAAAAACTTAAGACTGTTAAGTTCAAAGGTGTAAATTGGGATTTAACAATTCAACCTACACAACAAAATTTAAAAGATTTGAGCTATTTTGCTGGAGTGATGAGCAGTGTTCAGCCAACATTTGTTGCAAAAACTGATGGTGACACATTGAAATTTTATATAGGTGATGGATCAAATGACAGGGTAGAAATACCAATTAGCAAAGGAGTAACTACAGAAATCAAAAGAGGATGGAGTTGGCCTTTAGCACAAACACTGAGTATTTTGAAATTAAGTGATACTTCACAAGCATCAATATCTTTTGCAGAACAAGGTGCAATGAAAATTGCAATTGATTCAGGTATTGGTTTGTATGAGTATGTATTACCTGCAAGGACAAGCAACTAAAAATGATTTCTATAAGATTAAACGTTCTTGTCCCTCATTGTTTAATCATTATGGAACCGGGGCTATCTTCGGATAGTCCCAAACTTATTAATAAAGGATGAAGTTTATGATGGAAGGATTTAAAATTCCAAAAGTAACATTTAGAACCAGAGTTGGTGACGAAGTTGAAACTGACGGCGGCTGTGCTATTGGCGGACAGTGGCTTAACAAAACAACTGATGAATATTTCAAAGGCAAAAGAGTTGTGGTATTCAGTTTGCCAGGTGCATTTACACCAACTTGTTCATCACTGCAATTGCCAGGATTTGAAAAAGAATACAACAATATTCAAGCAATGGGCATAGATGAAATTTACTGTGTGTCAGTAAATGATTCATTTGTGATGAATGCTTGGAGTACACACATGAATGTTAAAAATGTAAAAATGATTCCAGATGGTTCAGGTAACTTCACAAGATTTATGGGTATGCTGATTGGCAAAAATCATTTAGGTTTTGGAAACAGAAGTTGGAGATACATGTGTGTTATTAACGATGGTGTAGTTGAAAAATGGTGGCAAGAGCCAGGCATCAACAATGAAGGAACAGATGATGATCCTTATATTGAAACAACACCCGACAACATGATCAATTATTTAAAGGAAACCTTTAAACCAAAAAATAGATTAGAACAGATGTCAGTATTAACTGATCCTGTTTCACCAGAATAGGAAAAATATGAAAAAGTCAATTTTATTTTTATTAGTATTGTTTACAGTTACATCTTGTGCTGTGCCAAAAAATCCAAGTTTGAGTTTTGGTAAAAAATGCACAGAAACTAATGATGGACAAATTGCTTATTCATATGTTTGGATATATGACAAAGACACTGGGTTACAAGCCAATAAAGAAACTTGTAAACAACTTGAAAAGGAATAACAAATGGTAATGAAAAGAGATTACAGTAATGAAAAACAGTTAACTGATGTAATCTATTTTACTGGAACAGAAGTAGAGAAGACTCCTTTCTATGGTGAAAAAACTCTATTTGTTGTAGGATTCCGTAATCCAAAAAAAATTGCTCTTAGAGCCAAAGAAAACACTTGTAGACACATTTATTTGGGAGCAAACATGTGTTTTAGAAACACCAAGTGGGATGATTCCAAATACATGAAACTGAGAGAAATTATCAAAAGTTTAATTTCTAAAGCACACAAAGTAACACTTGATATTTCAAAAGATTTTGATTTAAGAGAACTAGATGAGTTTAAAGAAAACGAATATTTTCATATCATGTATTCTTTACCAATAGCTCATGCTGAAAGTTATTCAAAAAGAATAACAATCAAAATTGATGACATAGATTTTAACGCAACCAATAGTGGTGTATGGTGTAACAAACTTGAAGAATTAATGAATCCGTTAGTGAAAACTTCTTGGGATTCATACAGCACAGATGAAGTAATTGAATAGAAAGGAACACGTATGAAAAAACTGATTTGGGTAACATTTAGAAAAGAAGGGATTCACAAATATCCAGCGGCACTTGATGATCCAAACCTAGCAACAGGTAAATGGGATGATGTAAGTTTTTTAGGATATCCACACAGACATATATTTCATTTCAAAGTGTCAATAGAAGTGTTTCATGATGATAGAGACATTGAATTTATTCAGTTTAAAAGATGGTTAGAAAGATTGTATGATGACAAGACACTTGAGTTAGATTACAAGAGTTGCGAAATGATGGCAGATGATTTACATAAAACAATTAGCGAAAAATATCCAAAACGAGATATGAAAATTGAAGTATCTGAAGATGGAGAAAATGGTTGCGAAATTTATTACCCAGTGCCGTTAGAAACTGCAACAGATTTCAGAACATACGAAGAAATGCAGGCAGGTACTAATGGAAATCAAACAGCATCATAAAAATTCTAAAAACAAAGAAACATCGCCAGATCATATCTACAACATAAGTTTCTTTGAAGACAATGAACCAAAAGACATTTCAAAAACAGATTACGGTTATGTTGTGAACTGTGTGGCTTTGAGAGCCACAATCTCTTATGTGGGAGATATCAAAAACAACACTGTGTCACTTGGAGTTGAGCGTACAAGCAGTGGATGGACCGCTTCAAGTTTAGAAACAGCAATCAATAACTACCCACCTTTCTCTGAGTACACTATTAAAGTTACAGATTAATAAATACTGTTAGATTCGGGCTAGATCACTAACTTTTTTGTAAGTTAGTTTAAACCCGTGATTTAAATTTTGGATAAATAACAGTATGTCAAAGAATAGTGTAAATATGTTGTCTAGCACAGTCTCTGGTGCTACGGCAGTCACAGGTGATAAAATTGCAGGAGATTCATTTTATGGATT